TCTTTGATTTGGTCTTGTATCATTTTTCGTACCTCAAATTCGGTTTTATCTGAAAGTTTTGAATTTTCTGACATAAAGTCATTAATACCATCATTAAAAAGATGTTCTGATATTTTTTTAGGTAACCCATATGACAAATTGTCAGATGTATAAGGTAGTAAGACATACATAATGTCCCCCACACCTAAAATCATATCAACATAGTCTTTCACATCCTGATGAGAATCCAATGTCGATATTGTGAACACAGATGATTCCGGTCCAAAATAAAAATTAAGATTTGGTGTGTCAGAAATAACACACAATTCTTCCGCGATTTGTTCTGTAAATTCTTTTGGGTTGTCGTTTTTTGCAAAGACAAATAAAATGTATTTGGTTAAACCATTCATACGTTATACGTTTAAGTTATGTATTATGTTACAAAGATAATGATAAAATTATGTTTCCCAAACTTTTATTGTGAAACATAGCTAACATTTTCTTCTTTTCGGATTCTAACCACATTATCAGCCCAATTGGTAACTAATGGATTGTGAGTTATAACAAATATTTTTTCAAAATAATCCTTAATTTTACTAAAAAATTCTGACACCATTTCCAAATTATCGTTTGATATTTTTCCAAAGACCTCATCGAATACCACCAGATTTGCACGTGGTAATGAACATATCTTACTCAACACCGCTCTTAACGCTAGTGACGCTATTGACCTTTCATATCCTGAACCGGATGCCATTGGTTTTTCAACTTGGGTGTTGTTATCAATCATAAGGAAGTCAACTTCATTCTTATCATTAATCTTAACCTCCAATCTGAAGTGACAACTATCTTCTAATAGTCTTTGAAGTTCACTATTAATAAGTGGCATCATCGTCTTCATTATAAGTTTGGTAACACCATTCTTACCGAAGATTTCCAAATAGATTTTATAGATTCTTTCTCTCTCCGCTTCTTCAGCAATCTTTCTGATTGTTTCCAAGTTAGAAGTTATCTTGGTAGTTAGATTGGTAATCGTAAACTTATTGTTTGAGATACTAGTTTCAATAGTTTTTTTCTCACCCTCAAGTTCATCAATTCTAATTCCCGCTTTAATCAACAATCCATCTGTCTTGTTGTTTTCAATAATCTTATCCTGAACCTCAGAATATCTTTCCAATTTGGTTTTCAACGCATCAATCATCAATTGGAATCGTTCAACACTTAATTCATATTTCTCTTTAATAAGTTTGTTTTTCTCATACTCATCAAATTCTTTTTTAAGATTCACAAAACCTTCTTCTTTGCTGGTTAACTCACGCATTAACCCCTCTAATTCCCCTTTGTGCGTGATAAAACCAGCAAGCTCCCCAATTTTTGCATTGGTAATCGCCGCATTCATCAGTTCAATACCACAGTGTTCACATTTGATTCCACCATCAACCGAACTCTTAAGTTCTTCAATACTTTTAATCTTAGCGTTGTTCTCCGCTTGTTTAGTTATCAAATCCTTAATCTCTTGTTTCACCTCATCGTGTTTGTCCTCGTGGTAAAATTCAGATGGTTCAACAACCTTAACCCCATCTCTATCTGAAATAGCTTTAGCTTTCTGTAGGTCTAACCCATTAATCTCTTCTTGAACTTTGTCCGGAGAAACTGTTACCAATTCATTATCAATATTGTGTTTGGACTTTAACAATCCATCACGATATTCCTGACCTTTAAGGATTCTTGATTTAGCATCTTCCAACTGAACATTTAATGTTAGATTAGTTTCAGTTAAGGTATCAATTGTTTCTTGACTAGTTTGGTTATCCGTTTTAAGTTCTTCAGAGTTATAGATGTTAGACAACATTCCTTTGGAGAAGTCACTATAAATTTCTTTAGCTGCTTCTTCTTTACGTTTAAGAAAATCTAACCCCATAAACCTTGAAAGAACTTGACCCCTTGCCGTAGGTTTGGCATCAATTAGTTCTTCCAAGTTGGTGGCAGTTGTTAGGATGGTCATTAAGAAGTCCTCTTTGGTTCCGATAGATGTTTTGATAAACGCCTCGGTCTCTCTTCGTTGTTCTCCGGTGAAGTTCTGCAAACTACCATCAGACAATCTTTTGTAGAAGTCCAACTCGGTCTTAACCGTCCATTCGTTTTTCTTTGATAACTTTCTCTCAATATTTCTCAATATGATATACTCCTCACCATCGATTGTAATCTCACCTTTTACGGCAACTTTGTTTCTCTCCGTAAACCTGTTAAATATCTCCTCCGCTTTGGATGTCTTGGTTGTCTCATTAAAAAATAAGAACATCAATAAATCCACCGTAAGTACGGTCTTACCCCCAAAGTTAGGTGGGTTTGATTCCACCACTGTAATCCCATCACATTTTTCAAAATCAATCTTTTGATTCTCACCATAAGATAGAAAGTTTGAGAACTCAATGTTCTTAATATACCATCTCTTAAACGGAGCAGCCTCAGTTTGAGTTTGTAACAATTTGTTATCCACAATACTATTAAGTTGGTAGATGTCATCGTAGTGTTCCATATTTCCTTTTGACTCCAAGAATGAACGAACTAATTCTAATTGATAGTTCTCATCCAAGATGTTAAAGGAGATGTCTACGGTATGTGTGGTGTCGTCAGCAACCTTTGTCTTTGTGATTACGTTGACATTGGTTGTGTTGTACTTTTTTTGGAAGTAATGACGAACACTCTTAATCTTTTCTTGTGTAAAGTTTTCCGCATAATCCTCCCATACAATCTGTAAGTAAGGATTATCAAAACTTGTGATATCTAAATCTTTTATCATTATTGTGTAATTAAATTGAGGTGGGGGATTAAATAAATCCATTGGTTGAATGTCTAAAAAATGTCTAAGGAATGTCTAAACTGTTTGTGGTGTTACAACTTCACCACCGTCTCGTCTATCTTGAGATTCCAACACAGTATCTAAATTCCAACCATCATACGCTGTTAGTTTCTCACAACCTCTTTCCATCCAATAGTATTCTGACATCCATTCATCCCATTTAGAATCAACTAACTTAATAAAATTTTCATCATTACCTCTATCTCGGTATCGTTGGATGAACTCATCTTTTCTGTTATCATCCGGATAAACCAAATAGAAGTATAGACAGTTGTCTAACAAAGCATCTCTCACCTCTTTATGTGAAGAAACAAAGATGTATTTGTATTTTCCAATGTTCTCTTTGATATGAGTGATATAGTTCTGTGGAAACTCAGGGTTTCTTGTTTTATTACCGTGTTCATCAATAACCCAACTAAACCCACTTGAATCGGAATCTAAAGTAGTGTTAGGGTTATTTTTATGATAAGTTGTTTTTCCCACACCGGGAAATGCTGATACTATCTTAGTTCTCATTTACTACTTCAGGTGTTACAACCTCAACATCGGTTACGTTAATTTCATTCACATCTCCAATAACCTCAGTATTTAGTTCAGTTGTTTCACCATTCTCAGCTTGATACTGAGCTTTTAAAGTTTCCATTTGTTTTTCAAACATTTCAGTATATTCCGCTTGAGCTTTTTTTCTTAATCCTTTAAGAGTATTGTTTCTTGTTGCAACTCTTGCTTTGTGTGCCTTTGCACCACCACGTAATTTTGACTTTGGCATAATTGTATTTATTTAATTGTTATTTATTTCATTATTAATTTGTTCGTATATCTCTTCTAATGTTACTTCAGGTGCATTATCAACTTGTTCTCTAATCTCACTAGTTAATCTATCAATAATGTCTTGACCCAAATTTCTATCTCTATCTGATGTCGGCATACCGTTAACATTTGTTTCATCTTCATCATCCTCATTTTTATAATAATCTAACCAATCCGGTCTTTCTTGAACTTTAACACTCTCAACCTTCTCAATCATTTTTTGAACTTCAGTTTTAGAACCTATTAACATTTTAGACATCTGAACTTTTTTTTCAATATTTCTAAATCTATTGTAAAAATTTTGAGTTTTTGCTTCGTGAAAGTTAATATCTGTATTATTTTCCTCTAAGT